TTTTGATGGCTTTTTCATTAGAAAGGTAAATCGTTCTTTTGAGTTAATGCAGTTTTTTTTAAGTTCTTTGCAGTACCAACAAACTTTCTTGGCTGTTTTGATTCTCTTTCGGCTTGGCTCTGGTTAATGTAGGCTGTCAAGTCATTACCGAACTGGTCAGCTTCTTTGCGGTCAGTTACGCAAATTGAAAGGTATTTTTTACCATTCTTTGAAGTGAAAATTTTTTCTTGAGGTATGTCGCTAAGACAAAGGTTTATATTAATTAGCATTTTTTATAAATTAGTTTTTTTAAAGTATGCAGGTCTTTCCCTGCGGTCAATAAAGCTTAATACTTACCAACGATGAATGGTACTTTATGTGCTTGTTCGCATTGCCCAAATCAGAGAATATTATAACTTGAGTTGCTCATCGTGTCATTGTGTAACAAATTTAAATCTATTTGTGTCGGAGTTTTTAACTTGTTTTTCACAATTCAAGTACATTTATTCGTGTAGCTAAATCGTAGTTCTGTTGCTCCAGTTCTAATATCTTAGCCTTAGCCTCATCAAGTTTAGTTAGTGCGTACATTTCGGCCGTTAGCATCTGACTAATTGTATCATGTATTTTATAGAGCAGTTTCAACTGGTCAAGTTTGGCATTCCTTAAAGCCTCATTAGGTATCTTTGAAATCTTGTTTTCTGAATCGTTTAAAAAGTTTTCCAAGTCTATTACTGCTTGAATCCTTTGAGGTCGCCTTCCTATTCGTCTTTCAATGTCTGCCATTGCGTGGTTGGTTAAAGTAAAATTAAATTGTCTGTCTTGTTGAGCTTTGTAATACTCGTATCTTTCTAAGTGGTTCATAGTTTAAAATGGTGTTTTGATTTCAAGTCCGTTAAATGGTGTTTCTAAGTAGTTGCGTTCGCCTAAATTCTCATAGTAAGCATTTCTAAATACATCAAAGGTAAGTTTAGCAGTTCCTTTTTCTCCTTCTGCTCTTTTTTTTATCTTTCGGATAATTATCTGATCCTCGCTGGATTGCCTCCATCCTTCCCCATGTTCTTCATAATCTCTATGAACACAAATTAAATTAAGAGCCTTAGCGTACCAAACGGAGCCGCCTTCAATTTCATCAGGTCTTGGTGCTGGTGGGTATTTATCTCCGCCTCGCATATCAGGGTTTCTTGCGTGGGCTACTATAAAATTGTGAGTATTATTTTTTCTTGCGTGTCTGTTTACTCTTGGTAATTGCTGTTTAAGGTATTCGCTGATGGTACCAGTATATTTGTGTTCTATATCATTCCAGTTGTCTACTGAACTACTGAATATCCCATAGTCCCTTATAGCCTCGTCAGTCAAATTTAACCATTCGTCAAAGTCTAAACCTTTTTCATCAACATCAATTACCTTAAAGTAATCCTGAACAAATGGGTAAACTGTATAAAGTTCCTTTTCGGTGATTTGATAGTTTATAGAACGCTTATCAAAGGTCTTTCCAGTCAAGCAGTGGATTATCTCTGCATAAATTTCGTGCGCTGAACCAGTTTCAGGAGTGTAAATCAAGCACTTTTTATTGTGTTTAGTAGCTAAGGCGCAAAGAGTTTGAATTAAAAACTGACTTTTACCGCTGGTTGGGTGTCCGTAAATGATAGTTGATCTACCTTCTTTGATTGAGTAGAGTTTATCTAAGTTGCTAAAACCTATTTTAAGGCCTGCATTCTGTCCGTATTTGTGCAAGTGCATGAGTTGCTCTTGTATGTCGTTAGCTTGTATTATCTTTCCCATAGTTACCAGATTACTTTTGAAGGGTCAAACGGTTTAGGAGCATTTTTTAGTACTGGTTTTTCAACTCTAAGAATCCAATTAGCTACGGCATGAGTTACTGATTTCATTTTGTTTTTACCTACCATCCAATTATTTGATGAGTAGTAGTTAAAAAATTTCTCAGCCTCTTTTAAAGCAAAGTCTTTAGTCCATTCTGTATCAGTCTTAGAAATAAAAATAGATTGGATATTCTCTATACTATTATTTATTACATTTACATTAACATTTACATTATCATTCACAGCTACATTTGCTACATTTTGCTTAGCATTTTTAGCATTTGCTACAATTTGCTTCGGTTTGCTTCGTTTTGCTTTAGAATGCCCACCAATACTACCAGCTACAGCTCTTTTATCCCTAATCTCATCCCATTTTTGTAGGTCTCTTTTAAGTTGTTGCTTGATTGGTTCAAAGGCTATATTAACTAACATATCTTCACTAGTTGGATTTTTATCATTGACATAATACAATATATGTTTGAACAATTTTCCTGCCTTAGAATCATCTAAAATTGATACTGTATGGATAATATCTGCATACAGAACGAATGACTTTTTATTCTCTGCCATAAAATATGAAAGCCGACTAACTAAAGACTTCGCATGGGTGCAAATGATACCCAGTCTTTAATCAATCGGCAATATTTTAGTATTTGAAACATTTGCTTTGTGGCTGCGAAACCAATACAAACTTAATAAGCTTTTAAACTAAGTAAAAAATTAGTTATTCACATAGAATTTACTAAGTCGTTTGCTGGCATTGTTTTGCCTCATTGAATACTCCATGTACTTTCCAGCCGTTCCAAAATTAGTTTTAAAGTGCTTAACCTCTCCAGTTATGTTGCAACCCATGTTTCTAAATTCGCTAACTCTTGCAGCTAATTTCATCGTTCCAGTTAACTTAAAAGCTTTCATCAGGTCAAGTTTGTGTCCTGAATTTAATAGGCTGAATATTGCAGCCTTTTGTGATTTTGGTTTCATATTATCAAAAGTTGTTTATTTTGTAAGTTTTGCTAATTTGATAGGGACTGATTGTCCCCATGTAGTAAGTGTTTGTATTTGTTGAATGTGTTTAAAAATGATTTTTGATTGATAGATAACATAGAATCTACGAAATCTCTGGAGTGGATTACAGTTGAATGATCCTTATGCCCAAAAGCGTGTCCGATTTCTGAAAGTGAACCTAACTGATTATTCCAAGCTATGTAGCGTCCAATGTGTTTAACCTCTATTAGCTCTCGTTTTCTGCAAGTTCCTCTAATGTCATCAAAGGTATAACCGCTAATCTTGGCCAATTCGTAGATCATCATTTCAATTTCATTTAGGTTGTCTTTGTCTTTGACATCCTGTATATAGATGGCCCATTCTGCAAGCACATTAAAATCGTATTTTTTAGCAAGTGTTTTTAAAAATGGGTTATCAAATTTCATTTTTACCTCCGTAATTTTTATTGTAGTAATCTTCCATTGCTTTATACTTACCTTCAAAAATGTCTTGTGCGCCATTATTGTAAGCAAACTTTATGTGTTCCTTCTCAATTTCTTTGGCTTGTTCAAGTATTTCTTTCATACTTAAATTTGGTTTTAACATTTCTTGTTCCAACCACTCTACTGCTGTTTGTTTCATTTAAAGTTTTGGATTAAATTGTTGTAAAATTCGTTTCTCATTTGAATAACTGGTTCGCCTCGTTCAAGTAATAAATCGCTCCAGCCATCCTCTTTTTTAACCTTAGTTATTATCATTCGCTTATCATAATCAACTGGATAAGTCAAACCATTGTCGCTCATTCGATTGGTTTCAAGTAAGTAGGCGCAAATATGCCATTCTGGACGGTCATATAGGAACATATACATTTGGGCCTGATGATACTGTTGTTCGTCTATTCCTTCATGCAGGTAATCTAACCAAGCTTCTAAGCTCGTTGGGCATTTAAAGTCCACTCCCCAATCAGTAGCTATACAATCTGCTGAGCCTCCGAACTCCATGTACATTTCAAACTCTGGTTGATATTCTGCATCCTTACAAAAATGTTGCTGGTAATATTCAAAGGCTGAGCTTTCGGATAAATGACCATGTTCAGTCTGCCATGTACCTTTCTCATCGTAGAACTTAAAGTACATTTGGTTGGCTAATTGCTTTGCATAGGTCCTTTGTCCTTTCTCGGCTGATCTCTTTGGGAATAGTACTGAGCATTTACTGCCAGTAATTAATCCGAATCTGTTATTGTCAAACATAGTTAAGCTTTTTGATTTTTAACTCTAAGTGCCTCTACCATTTCTCCGAATGCACGAACTTTAGCTGCATAGATAATAATTGATTTGCCAGCCCAGTGTTCAATATATGGAGTGTCCAAAATTTTAGTAATGATATTAGCATTGGTCTTATTTATAATCATTCCTTTTTGCCCTCCTTTAAAGTACGCTACTATACATTCCTGCGTGCCTTCAGCGGTTTTTACTTGTTCCTTCTGAACCTTCTCAATTGTGAGTTTTAATTCTTGACCGGGTTGCAGGATTTCACTTCCGATATAGTTCGGATTAGTTAGCTTCTTCCAGTGAGTTAAGTTTTGATTTTCCATAGAATTTTAAATTAGTGAATTGGTTAATTTCTTGATTGATTTTTTCTAAGTTATTGTTTTTTATTTGCCAGTTTTCAAGTGCCTCAGCCATTTGTGAGTAGTTCTCCTCAGTTCCGTACTTGTCTACAAATCGCCTCGCCTGATTGTAAGTTTGCCAAGCCTCTACCAGTTCTTCAGTTGCTTGAATTTGCCTTAATCTAATTACGAGTTTTTCGGGGTATTTAGACTTAATTGGTTTGGTCATAGCTAAAGTGGGTTAAGTAGTTGATTTTTTCAGAAACTTGCCTAATAAGTAGGTCGGCTTGAATTTTTTTGCAAATGTTTGAGTCTTCAATTGCTAATTGTCTAAGTTTTATTAGCCTTTGTAAACGATTGATAAATAGTGTCATAGTTCAAATGAGTTTAAAGTGTTTGATGTTGAGTTTTTAAATCCGTTTAAGTAGTCAATTCTTGTTTTAACTTCTTGCATCTTTAATGCGTGTTCTACAAGTTTATCAAATGCTGGTTTAAGTGATGGGTTAATCAAGCAAAATTCGTTAACCTCATCTGCTAACCATTGTACTGGTGAATCGCAATAATTAGTATCCATTGTTGAAAGGGTTTGAAATTTGGTAAATTAAATCTTTAAAATCGTTAATTGCATCTCTATGATTCTGCTGGTTTTCTTGCTCCATTTGTTTAAGCTCAGCTGCGAAATTCCAAAGGCCTAAACTCTCGGCTATTTCTAAACAAGTAGGGAAATCTTTTTGATCCATTGCGTACCAATTAGTGATGGTTTCTTCTGCAAATTCTTCAAGTGTCATTGTTCACCTCCTAACTTTTCTACTTCGTTTTCTAAAGCCTCTAATATTGAACCATCTCCATAAGTCATAGCTCTCATCATCTGAACCATAATTCGCATAATTTCGTGGCTGGTTGCATAATCATCCAATTCTACTAAGTGCTTAATCCCATAAGCCTCACAAGTGATTTTAATTTTGTTCATGTTATTTAGATTTTAAAAAGTGTTTAATCGCATCAGTTATAAGTTGATCCTTTGTGTAGATACCCTCATAAGCTGAGCGGGTTTGATTAATTTTGTCTTGGTGAATTGAAATATTTCTAATCAATTCTTCGCTTAATCTAAAGCTTTGTAGTCGTTTTTTTTCGGTCATAAATATAAAGGTTTATTTGTGTTACAATAATTAAGATTGAGCCTACCATTAAAGGTAAAAAGAACTTGTAAGGTAGGTAAGCAGTTAACTGGAATAAGGCAATAGCTAATAGGATATAAAGTAGTTTTTTCATTATCTGCAATATTTACACATACAAACTAAAACTGATTCTTCTTTGCCATAACCATTAGCTCCATAAGAACTAACTCTGTATGCTGGTGTTTC